TACACTTCCACCAAGCTAGAGGCCAGTGGGAAGGCGTTTGCGTCTACCGCATCAGCGCCGTCTTCGGTCAGGATGCCAATGGCGTTAGGCGACATGGCGGCAAAGGTGGTCTTGCCAATCTTGCCTTGGCCTACCACCACAATCTTGGGTGAGCGTACACGTTTGGTTTTAGAGATGGATGAGAGATCGAAGGCCATGTTAGTCTTTCAGTTCAATGGATGGTTTTGCGGGTTTGCTAGTTACGAACACTGCTGCCTTGTTGTAGGCGGAAGGGTCAATTTCTGAGAGGGAGCGAAGGTAAGCCAAGTTGACCTCGGCCTTCCATCTAAATGCTCTTTGGGCGTTGTCTGGCAGATCGTCAAAATCAGCAGATAAACGATCTGTGTCCACTGAACGGGTGAGCTTCCAAGTGATAGTGAACTCTTCATCCTTGTGGACTCCTTCGCCAGATTGGGGTTTGGCGAATTGTTCTTCAATCAAGCCCTCAATGCGTAGGCGCTCGGCCTTGGCTTCGTTCTCGGCTTGCTTGGCCTTTCGTAGCAGTGTTGCCAGTTCAGAGATCGTCATTTTTGTAGTCCTCAAGTGCGGTGGTTGTAATGTGGTCAACAAGGCCCTGCAAGAGCAAGTGACCAATGTCTATGTCTGTGCCTTTGATGTAGGCGCTGACAAGTTCCATAGTTTCGGCGTAGTCAGGCTCATCAGATAAGCCACGGCTATCGAGTGCGCCAAGTTCTTCAGGGATGTACTCCAAGTGGCAAACCAGATCGACACCTTCGAGTTCGCAGGCAAACTCAATTAAACCTTGAGGGCAGGCGGGTGTGGGGTTCATGCAGTTCTCCTACATTGTTTGTTGCAAGCTGGGTTGTGCTTAGACTGACAAACGCCAAGAATTTCGCATCGTGTCAATTTAGGTTTGATGGGTATTAAGACTGTTTTCATGCTGACCACCATGCAACCAGTAGGGCTGCCAAGCTGATGCCAATGGCAAGGGCTGTAAGAAGGTCAAGACCTGCTTCTGCGCGGGCGGTTAGCCTTGCGTTCTTGACTTCGGGGTAGTAGAAATGTTTGCTGTGTTTCATGTTGTGCTTTCGGGGGCTTGCGCCCCGTGGGTTGGATTAGGCTGCGGCTTGTTGAGCTATTTTGTTTTGTGCAAAAGAAAAACACATTTCATGGAGTTTGGAGTTTTTGCGAATTTTGCGGAAGTTTGAGTTTTCGTAAACTTCATTTTTAGTAGTGCCGTAGTTGTCAACAAATACGCAATACTCAATATTGTTTTTTTCAACAACAACACTTGTGTGTCCGCAGGCTTGATCAATGCTGATAAGTTTCATTTTGTTTCCTATGGCCTTTCGGCGTGATGCCAACAAACTATTTCGTTGGCATGGATTGATTATCTAGCATCTTGCTAGGTATCGTCAAGCGTTTTGCTAGAAATATTTAAATTATTTGTGTAGGTGCTTTCCCTAATGTCGTTTTGCTCAAGCAATCTGCTAGACTTATTGGCTATGAACACACAAATACCACCAGATGAGCGCCGACAACTGGCAGAAAAAGTTGGCATAAACGAGCAATATCTTTACCAGTGCCTGACAGGGCGCAGGGAGATGTCTGCATGGGAGGCTGTCAGAGTGGAGCAGCAGAGCGAAGGGCGGCTAACTCGGCAAATGGTCTGTCAGGGCAGTTGGCAGTCTATTTGGCCTGAGTTGGTGGAGCAAACGTGAATGAGTTGGCTCTTTTCGCGGGCGCTGGTGGTGGAATACTTGGGGGAAAACTTCTCGGATGGCGAACAGTGTGCGCCGTTGAGTGGGAAGCCTATCCCGCAAGCGTATTGTGCGCCAGACAAAATGACGGCTTTCTCCCGCCTTTCCCGATATGGGATGACGTATGCTCCTTTGACGGAAAGCCGTGGAGAGGAATTGTTGACGTTGTATCGGGAGGCTTTCCATGTACCGACATTTCCGCAGCAGGAAAAGGAGCAGGAATTGATGGAGAAGCCTCTGGAATGTGGCGAGAAATGGCGAGGATCATTTGTGAAGTACAGCCTCAATTCGTCTTCGTGGAAAACTCACCAATGCTCACTTCTCGGGGACTTGGACGAGTTCTTGGAGACTTGGCCTCGATGGGGTTTGATGCGCGGTGGGGAGTGTTGGGAGCAGCAGACGTTGGTGCAGTCCACCAAAGGGATCGTATTTGGATTGTCGCAGAGTTACCCCCCCCCCCCTCGAAATGGCCTACACCAACAGCAACAGATTGGAAAGCGACAGGCAAATTGGAAACATTAAAACGGCAAGGAAACAATTTCGAGGCAGGTGGACAAAATCGTCCTCAATATCATTACTCACGCCTTATGAACATGAAAATGCCTGTAAGTGCGTCAGAGATGCTGATGTTGTGGCCTATCGAGTGGACAGACTTAAAGCCATTGGAAACGGACAAGTTCCAGCAGTGGCAGCAACAGCATGGAAATTACTCAGTGAAAGAATTTAATGACTAACCTAACAACAATTTTCCCCAATGGCTTTGCCGTAGCAACAGAGAGCCAAGACTTGATCAACCCTGAAGAGGGGTTTCGCAGGCACTGTGAGGCTGCGGGTCTTGTGATCAAAGACCAGATCGTGGCAGATGGTGAGATTCACAGGGTGGCTCATGTATCGAGCAAGAAGGGTGCATTGGATGGTTGGTACATCCTGCACTCCAGTGGCAAAGTGCCTGTGGGCATTGCAGGGTGCTGGAAAGAGCCAGTGTTTGAGAGTAAGTGGGTAGCAGATACTGGCAGGCAGATGTCGTTCACTGAGCGCTTTGAGCATGACAAGTGGATAGCAGATGTCAAGGCCAAGAAAGAGGCTGACAGGCTGGCTTCGCAGGCCGTGGCTGCCGAACGTGCAGAGGATGAGGTTGGGACGTATGCAGATGCGTCTGATGATCATCCATACCTTGTGAGGAAGCACATTCAAGCGCATGGGATCAAGATTGATCGTGCAGGCAGGCTTGTTGTGCCTGTGATCAACCAAGGTGGGGAAATCCTGAGTTATCAGACCATTGATGCAGATGGCAACAAGCGGTTCTTAAAGGGTGGCAAGATCGAGGGTGGGTTTTATGAACTCAGGGGTAACAGAAAGATTGTGTTCATTGGTGAGGGTTTTGCAACCTGCGCCAGTATCCATGAGGCAACAGACTACACAGTGTTGGTGGCGTTTGATTGTGGGAACTTAGCCAAGGTAGCGAAGAGCGCCAAAGAGATGTTCCCAGGCTCGAAGATCATCATCGGTGCAGACAATGACCAGTTCACAGAAGGCAACCCTGGTGTGGCGAAAGGCAGGGCTGCGGCGGCTCTGGTGTTTGGGGAGATTGTTTACCCATCATTTGGAGAGTCTGACATGGTGGACAACAAACCAACAGACTTCAATGACCTGCACTGCCTGCAAGGTCTGGATGCGGTCAAAGAGCAGATCGAGCGCGTAGCAGGCCCAATGCGTGACAAACTGGCGTTTGAGTTCACTCGGGCAGATAACTTACAACTTAGCCAGATCAACTGGATTGTGGATGACTACATTGAAAGTGACTCCCTAGCGCAAGTGTTCGGTGACCCAGGCGGTGGTAAGTCGTTTGTCTCCATCGACATAGCTTGTTGCGTAGCAACAGGAAAGCCTTGGCATGGGCATGAGGTCAAGCAAGGCAGTGTGTTCTACATTGCCGGAGAAGGGCATAACGGCCTTGCGAGGCGGTTTAAGGCTTGGCAGTTGGGTAATGGGCAAACCTTGGATGGAGCGCCGTTATACAAAAGCCATAGGGCAGCGCAGTTGTACGATGCAACCGAGGCGGCTGTTGTGGCTGAGAGCATCAAGGAGCTGTCAGCGCAAGCAGGAACTGTCCCTAGCCTGATCATCATTGACACTCTAGCGCGTAACCACGGCGGTGATGAGAACTCCACCCAAGACATGAATGCCTTTATCCAGCATCTGGATGTCTATCTGCGCCAACCTTGGAAATGCTGTGTCTTGGTGGTTCACCATTCAGGCGTGGCAGACAAGGATCGGTCTAGAGGAAGCACCGCCCTGAAGGGTGCGCTTGATGCTGAATATCGTTGCCAATTGGATTCGGGAACTAAAACCATAGCCTTTGAGTCCAAAAAGATGAAGGATGCAGAGATGCCTGCACCCAAGAACTTTCAGATCACTCAGGTTGACCTGCCCATCCAAGACAAAAACGGCGCGCCAGTTCGGGGTGCATACCTCACGGCGGTGGACATCAGCGGCCTGACTAACTCAATCCAGAAGAAAACCTATCTCGCAGGCAACCAAAGGAAAACCCTAGACTGCTTGGTTTCAATCCAAATGAACCATGAAAAGAATGGCATTGTGGACTTGGTGACCTACGATGAGTGGCGCGAATCTGCCAAAGAACATGGCATCAAGTCCAACAGGTTTAGGGAAGTTGTGGACAGTTTGGTCAAAAAATTACTGGTTCTTGAGGACTCCAAAGGCTATAGAATTAAGCCAAATGATGGGAAGATGATTGAACCGAAACTTACCGAATCGGTAACCGAATCGGCTAATTCGGTTGAACCGAAACTATGAACCGAATTAACCGAAACTTACCGAAACTTACCGAAACTGGAAGCCCAAACAGTCGGTATTTCGAACCGAAACTTACCGAAAGGGTATACATACCCATTCGGTTTCGGTTCGTAAACTGTTTCGGTTCGGTTCGGTTCGGTTTTTGGGAAATCGGGCAAGGTTGGGAAAGTTGGGAGTTGGTTGGGAGTTGGCATGATTGAGGTCAGGATGAACATGAAAATTGTCAGTGTGGCGAACATGAGATTGCATTGGGCGGTCAAGGCGAAATTGACGAGGGATCAGAGAACGAGGACTCGGATGAGCTTGGCTGCCGTGGCTCAGTCCTCTGGTTTGGAGATGCTTCCGGCGACTGTGGTTTTGACCAGAGTTGCGCCAAGGAAGTTGGATGGGGATAATTTGCAGTCTGGGTTTAAAGCAGTCAGGGATGGTGTCGCTGATTGGCTTGGCGTGGATGATGGCAATCGTCTGGTGGATTGGCAGTATGCCCAAAGGTCAGGCAGAGCAGGCGAGTACGCCGTGGAGATTGAGGTGATAAGATGAGCTTGTGCGCGGTTGCCATTGCTGCACATTCGGGGAAAGCGCCTTTGGGCGTGAGTACCCTTTTTTTTGGGGGTTGTTATGGCTAATGCCAATGGTAGACCGCCTAGCATAAATTCCAGATACTTCTATCGTGAGTTAACGATGCCCGACAAAATGGTCTTGGCCTGCGCGGGTGCTGGCAATATTACAGTTGGATTTCGTAATGTCATCGATGCCTATCAAGTTCTCTGGAATGCAGGATATCGCCCTGAGATGGATTTAATCGATTTCCTAAGTCAGTACAAGGGTGAGGCGCAATAACGCCGTATGGATCGTTTTGATGCGTTCTAGGCATGGGTTGCTTGGTTTGCGTTGATGCTTTGCGAAGAACTTTTTGGGTTATAACAAAATGTTATAACTGGTGGTCAGGTATGCGTGGAATGCACCCACCGCCTCTTTCCCTTTTTTCTCCCGCCCCGAAATCGATCCGAACCCAGTTATCCACAAGGGTCTTGTTCAACTTGTCCACAGTTTGCGGTGGATAACTTGCCGAGTACAAACAAAGTATTCAAATATCTGTGGATATCTTTGCGTCAACTTAACATAATGGTCATTGTATAAAGCAGAATCGGGAAAACCCTAGTTTTTGGGCGGTTTGCATGGGGGGGGAGGGGGTCGGCCTCGCCGTGATAATTGTAGATGCCCCCCACCCACCGAAAAAGCGAAATGGACTACAATTGTCAAAACCCATCTTCCCGAAAGGAAAAAAGTGGAATTCACACCTGCAACTGAAGAGAGAAAGAAAAAGCCTGGTCGTCCCAAGGGTTCGGTCAAGATGACCATTCAGCGCTATGCGAACAACCCACCGAAGGTTTTGCCTAAGACGGATCACCAGCGCCTGAAAGAACTCAAGGAGTTAATGATCCGGTCTGGCGGCAAGGATGTAGCGCAGAAGGTAATTGACATTGCGCTCAACGATGACCACCCAGGCCAGATGGCAGCGCTCAAGATGTGCATTGACCGAACACTACCGATCTCAATGTTTGAGAAAGACAAGAGTCAAAGGTCAGCAGTCACGATCAATATCACTGGTTTGGGGCAAGAGCCAACGATCATCGACACCTCTGATGAGCCTCAAGACGTAGAGGCCAAATATGGCTGACCTCAACTTCTCCCTTCTTCCTTGGCAACAACAAGTTTTTGCCGATAAAACAAGGTTCAAGGTAGTAGCTGCCGGAAGACGTTGTGGCAAAAGCCGTATGGCGGCAGTTACCCTACTGATTGAAGGACTCAAGTGTCCACAAGGTTCTGCTGTTCTCTACGTGAGTCCCACTATGGGACAATCAAGACAGATTATCTGGGACTTACTGCTAGACCTTGGCAGAGAGGTTATTCAAAGTAGTCATGTGAACAACCTAGACATTATCCTGATAAACGGGGCTAGGATATACGTTCGGGGTGCGGATAGACCTGATACCTTGCGTGGAGTCTCATTGACCTATGCCGTTCTGGACGAGGTTGCTGACATTAAACCCGAGGCTTGGGAACAGGTCATTCGTGCCAGTTTGTCTGATAAACGAGGGAGAGCCTTGTTCATCGGCACTCCAAAGGGCAGAAATTGGTTCTACGATACCTTCAAGTTGGGTGAGTCAGAAGATGATCCTGATTGGAAGTCATGGCACTTCACCACTGCTGATAACCCCTTGATTGACCAAGCAGAGATAGATTCCGCTAAAAAGACCCTGAGTTCTTTCGCTTTCAAGCAAGAGTTTATGGCTTCTTTCACCAATGCGGGTTCGGACATCTTTAAGGAAGAGTGGATCAAATACGGGGTAAAGCCTGAACATGGAAGCTATTACATCGCTGTTGACCTTGCAGGATTCGAGGAGGTTGCCAAACAAGCCGCCAATTCTAAGAAGCGTCTAGACGAGTCTGCTATCTCAATCGTTAAGGTGACAGACGATGGAAAGTGGTTTGTTGAGAAGATTGAACACGGGCGTTGGGACATCCGAGAAACCGCCTCTAAGATACTGATTGCTATTCGGGACTACCGCCCTTTGAGTGTGGGGATAGAGAGGGGGGCACTAAAGAACGCTGTTTTGCCCTACTTGTCGGACTTGATGCGAAAGAACAACACCTATGCTCACATCGTGGATTTGACCCACGGGAATAGAAAAAAAGCAGACAGAATCATCTGGGCTTTACAAGGTAGGTTCGAGCATGGCAGAATTGTGTTAAATTCGGAAGAAGATTGGGATGAGTTTGTAGACCAGTTAATCCTGTTCCCTGCTCAAGGAGTCCATGATGACTTGCCTGACTCCCTCAGTTACATTGACCAACTGGCTGTTACATCTTACATGGAAGAGGATGACAGTGAGGATTGGCAACCTGTAGATATTATTAGTGGGGTATAAGAATGGAATTCCAAGAACCTAGCGACTCAGACAAAGAGATAGTTAACTTTGTTGTCAACCATTGTGACAGGTGGAGGGATTGGAGAGATGTCAATTGCCTAACTGATTGGCTAGAGTACGAGCGCATCTTCAATGGTGAATGGGATGCCCAAGACAAAACCCGTGAGTCCGAGCGTTCAAGAATCGTTACCCCCGCTACCCAACAAGCCGTAGAGACACGCCATGCTGAGATCATGGAAGCTATCTTTGGTCAGGGTGAGTTCTTTGACATTCAAGACGATATTCGTGATGTTAATGGTAGCCCCCTAGACGTTGCTGCCATCAAAGCACAACTGATGGAAGACTTCAAAGTCGATAAGATTCGCAAGTCTATTGACCAGATTGAACTGTTGGCAGAAATCTATGGTACGGGCATTGGTGAGATTGTTGTCAAAACAGAGAAAGTCTTTGTTCCCGCTACTCAGGCAATACCTGGTCAAATGGGACAAGCGGCTAT